CCTTTGCAAGGGCCCGCACGCAGTGCAACCGCAGGAGAAGGTGTAGTATCTTCTCCGAACTAACCAGAGGAAGTTCCATTGACCGTTGAGGATGGATATAGAGCAAAGTCTCGAGTGGTTCCGGCTCCCAACATTGGGGGCCGTTGCCGCGAGAGAACAGTTGACACACATGACCGTTTTGGTTATGATGTTACAACATACTTTGACCTATTGTCTTTCCCCAATGGGAAACAGGTTACTGTTTCAAGAGGCAATCCCTTTAAGCAGAGTTTGAAATCTGCTTCTAAGGGTGACGTTGGGTCTGATTTCTTCACGTCTTTGGATGAGTTGGAGCCAGTTCGGCACAACTCTTTCCAACAGACAAAATTGGAGAGATCAGATGGAAGTAAGGTCACTTATGAATATAAGGGACCAGTTCTTCCTTTTCCTCCGTCTGCATACGGCCCCAGTAGTACTCCTACGCATTCATCTCATGATGAGTTGGATGAGTATGGAGCAACTGCTGTAGCCCAATGCAAGCCTACGAATTCGGTTGCCGATGCTGCTACTCTGCTGGGTGAGCTTTTCCATGATGGGATTCCATCCCTTCCTGGAGTGCAAACCTGGCAAGGTAGAGCAGATCGCGCTAAGTCAGCGGGATCCGAATACCTGAACACTGAGTTCGGGTGGCTACCTCTCGTCAGCGATGTCAGAAAATTGTCATCAGCTGTGCAAAATGCAAGTAATGTTTTAAAACAGTACGAGCGTGATGCAGGAAAGGTAGTTCGTCGACAATACCGATTTCCAATGGAAATCGAAAAGGGTTCTCTAGAACTGGGACGCGGATACCCTTACGGGCCCGTGAATCCAGTCTGGAGAAGTGATACCCCTTCCGGTGGTGCTATGCGTCGTCTTCGTCAAGAGACGGAGCGACATCGATGGTTCAGTGGTGCGTTTACTTATCACCTTCCTCACGGATACGACTCCCGTGATAAGATGGATAAGTACGCGCTATATGCCGATAAGGTACTCGGCCTGAATCTCGATCCAAATGTTCTTTGGGAACTAGCACCCTGGTCTTGGGCCGTCGATTGGTTTAGTAATGCTGGAGATGTTATCTCTAACATTACGGACTATGTTTCAGACGGTCTGGTTATGCAGTATGGGTACGTGATGGAGACTACCATCACTAAGTACATATACTCTATGGATTCCCTCAACCTTGAAGGTGGAGGGAAAGCTATAGTTTCCGACGTTACTTGGACCACAACGGTCAAGCAACGGCGGAAAGCTAACCCCTTTGGTTTTGGCGTAAACTGGGAAGATTTGTCACTTCGCCAGAACGCCATACTCGCTGCTCTCGGTTTATCCCGAAAGTAGTAAGCCAGTGCGTTTTGCACTGTCGTAAACCACCGCGGAGTGAAATCCGCAGCTAGGAGTGATGCCTAATGGCTTTCACCGACCCACAGTCCATTACCATTGACGGTGTTACTACGAGCCTCCCGAGAACTAATTCGGGTGGTAACCGTAGTGAGTACCGCTCTGCTGATGGCTCCCTGACTCTGTCGGCTGCGTCTACCTATGGTAAGCGCACTCGTCAGGTCATTAGGGTGGACCATAAGAAGGTCACCGCCGATCCGTTTATCGATTCTCAGAATCGATCGGTTTCAATGTCTTGTTACATTGTTTTCGATCGGCCTGATGTCGGTTACACGAACGACGATGCCCTGGATATCTTCGTGGGCCTTGAGGCCCTCGTAGACGCAAGCTCGAAGGCAGCAATCACCAAGTTGCTTGGTGGTGAGAGCTGAGTACGTTTCAGAAACTAGTAATTGTGCTTGTTTTCCAAGCCATTGCTATAATTCTGGCGTTCTCCGAGCATGCAAGTGAGCTCTCAGGTTGCTATAACTGATCCACGCTGACATTATGATTGAATTCATAACAGCAGTGTCAGAGGACCCATATTCATGGATTCCCTGGCAGGATTGGGTTATAGTCTTCCCTGATCTCATATCCCAGATGGTCAACGAGGTAGTCTTCTGGAGTTGTTTCGCTCCAGCTTTCTATCCTTGTTGGTGACGGCCCGTTAGGCTAAGGAAAAGCAACCTCTATATAAGGAGGGCTTTTGAAAAGCCTAATGTCACTCTGGATAATCATGGCCAACGAGTTGGCCATGAGATGTTGCACTAGCGCCACCATGGACATTAAAACCGTCCGTGGTCGTGTCAAACACGAGGGGCTATCGTTTCTTACGATAACCTTGTCCGACTTTGGAAAGGACACCCAAAAGTGTCTTGACCAAGGTTCGGTCACTCGTCGTCAGTTCCAAGGGTTTGAATTCAAAACAAACCCTGACGGAACTGCAGGTCTCCCCCGATTTCTCGGAGGTTTCCTGGAGCGAGTGTTTGACCGTGCTAGTGGGGAGTTACTCGATGATCCGGATATAAACGCGATCTTTGCTATCCGTCAACTTACGTTGATGTTTAGCAAGATAGAACTTCCCTGCTCGAAAGAGCGAGAAGATCGAGCGTTTACATCCTACATCGAGTGTGAGGAGGATATCCGTGCGAACGATTGCCTTATGTCAGACGAGAACTTGTCTGACTTTCGGCGTATTTCGCATATGCTTTACGCGAATATCTTTTCCCGAGTCGACCGAAAGGTCTACCTGGGAGAGATCTCGCCGAAGCATGGACCCGGCGCTACTGCCGACAAACTTCGTGGAAACGCGAAGTATCGTCAGTCTCGCTGGCCCGAACGGCTGGAAAGCATCTTTCCCTCGGGAGAGATGCTCCTACCCAACTGGCGATTTTATGACCAGTTGGATGCCGTGGATATCCACGAACCCGGTTCCGAAATCCCCGTTAAGGTTATTTCGGTTCCTAAGACGCTCAAAACGCCACGGATTATTGGTGTGGAGCCCACTGCTATGCAGTATGCACAGCAGGGGCTACTATCGCCGATAATCCATGAGATCGAGAATGATAAAGTTCTCGATTCTATGCTCGGATTCGATGACCAGACGCCTAACCAGCGTATGGCTCGGCAGGGATCCAGTGATGGATCCCTAGCAACACTCGATTTGAGTGAAGCATCCGATCGCGTTTCGAACCAGCTAGTACTCGAACTAATGCGTAACCACCCTTGGCTTAGCCAAGCGGTGCAAGCGTGTCGTTCGAGGAAAGCTGATGTACCTGGCCATGGCGTAAAACGCCTGGCTAAGTTCGCGTCTATGGGTTCAGCTCTCACCTTTCCGGTTGAGGCAATGGTCTTTCTGACTATTGTTCTCATTGGAATTGAGCGAGAGCTTAACTCCCCTCTAACCCGTCGAGCAGTTTTTGACATGCTCGATGGTCAGGTGCGCATCTACGGGGATGATATTATCGTTCCCGCAGATTACGTGCTGTCAGTTGTTGACACCCTTTCGTCTTTTGGGGCGAAAGTAAATGTCAGCAAGTCTTACTGGAACGGTAAGTTCCGTGAGTCTTGCGGTCGGGAGTATTTTGATAACTGGGACGTTAGTATCGTCAAAGTTAGACAAATGTTTCCGACACAACTGCAGGACGCAACCGGAG